AATAGATTTATAACATCTTGCATTATGATCTACCCCATTTAATATCTTGAACTGTTTGTGAGGCAAACTCAAAACCTAAGTCATTAGCAAAGTGTAATTGTTGTGAACCTGTGTTTGTTTTTCTACCCTCTATTTTACTAAAATCTGACCAATGAGATGCAACAACAATATTAGCATTTGAACTATTGATATTTTCATCAATGTTAAAAGATTCTATTCTGCCTTTAAATAAAAGAAATGGGTCAGCTATTAAGTTTTCGCTACTATCTAAAAAACCTTTATATATTTCAGCTTCTTTTTCCATATATTGATTAGATAAAAATAAAGATATAATTGTTTGATCTGCACCAGAAAAAAATACAGTAATATTACCAACTTCTATTTCTGATGATTCTTTTACACCAGATACTTTTAAAAATAATGATGATGCTGAATAAGTATTAGAATCGTATGTTAAATCTTTGTAATGATCTGTAAATCTATAGCCTGTGCCTACATTGATATAAACGAGAGTAATAGGTTGTAAGCTATCAGTTTCAAGTTCATTCTTTAGTGCCGTAGTTAAGTTTCTCGTCATATTTCTCGTATGTTGTTCTTATTAATTTTTCACTTCCTTTTATCATAACAAAACTAAAACTTCCATCGGGAATAGTGTTTTGTTTTAGATCGTTTTTTGTTTGATCTAATTGAGATTCATCAACTACTTTTTCTGCTATAAAGTCAGCAGTAACCCAATGTTTAACCAAATATTTTGTCATTAAAGATTTTCTATTAAATCTATTTGATATTTATAAAGATTATCAGTAACAATATTATATTCTTGAATATCATTTTTAAGTCTTACAGTAAAATCAACATTATCATAAACTAATGTAGCATCATCTGAAACATCTACTCTAAGTGGTGGTTCAAATGTAAGTGTGCCAGAACCTGTGCCATCAGCATCTAAATCTTCTACAGCCATATAAACTTTATCTTGTCCACTAAATCTAAAATAATCTCCAGCTTTCAATATTCCATTTGTATCTGTTGCCATTCCATCTATTGTGCAAGTAGTAGCACCAGAAGATATAGCACCATCAACACTTATTGTACCAGATGCAACACCTTGTGCATTTGAAACAACTGGTGGAATAACTGTAAAGGTATTTAATCTTGATCTTTGTTTCATAATAAATGCTTTAATAGGTGCAAAGTTTGCTCTAGTCATTGGTGCGTAATCCAAAGTAATTGTAAATTTTTGTCCATCAATTTGTCTTGTTTGAACTCTACCAGATGTTGTAACTGAAATTATTGTGTTTTGTTCTGAGCCAATACTTGCGTCACTTGCAGTTGGCGATGTTGGAAATTGTCCTGCCATGTTATACTAATGCCTCCTTACCTTTTTCATTTAATGCTGAATTAACTGCATTAACGATTGTTGCTCTATTATCTAATAATAATTCTTTTACACCTCTTACATCAGTTGCACTAATATTAAAGTTAACTGTTGTCGCTCCACTCATACCCATTCCTCTTGCATTTTGTTCTATTTGACCTGTAGAATTAGGACGGAAGATTTCGGGACCATTCTCGCCTACTAAGATTGGCTTACCTTTTGATACTGCGCCACCTTGTGCAAAACCAAAAAGTCCTCCACCTCCTCCTCCACCACCAAGTGCAACAAGAATCATTTGAAGTGCAACTTGCTTTTGTTTTTCTTTTGTAATTTGTTTTTCTTTTTGAAGTTGATCTGATTGTTTCTTAAATATTTTTTCAATTATTAGTTTTTCAATAAACAATAAAGCTATTCTTTGAATAGTTCTTGAAATAATTTCAATTAAAAGATTTCTGGCAATCATCTTAAATGTTTCTGCCATATCTTCTCCTAATACTATTGATCTTGCAATTCCTCTTGATAAAGAACTAATAGTGCTAGTCATTACTTCAAATATTTCTGAAGCTAAATTAAACTGTGCATTTTGTTGAATGATTTTGTTTAATATGTCTTGTTGTAGATTGTCTTCAACTCTACATTGACCTATAATTGTTTCTTGTATTTCTTCTCTTTCTTTTTGTTCTTTTTTTAATTTTTCAGCAGTTTTATATAGTACATCTAAACTTTCTGTTTCTGCCAAGTCAGCACCACCACCAACTCTTTGAACCATAGTTTTTAAATCTCTTAATCTATCTTGTAATTCAGCAATTTCTTTTTCTTCCCTTCTATAATTAAAAATTCCTTCAGGGTCTTGCATGATGTCCATTTGTTCACGTAATTCCATTATTCTGTCTGTAATGGCTTCAACGTCATTCGGAACACCTTTTAATTTTTCTGATAAACTATTAAAAAATTGAGATAACTTAATTATACTTTCAGCTAAAAGATCAGATGCTCCTGTAGTATCAGCGAGTGTTCCTATTAAATCTACAAAGCTATTTCTTAAAACTGTGTTAGCTTGTGATATTGTTGGATCTAATTGTGAAAAAGCCTCTGTAATATTTTCTGTTTCTTTTAATAAAGCTGTTGCAATAACCTCAGAAGTAATTTTACCCTCAGAACCTAGCTTTTTAAGTTCTCCTCTAGTAACTCCTAATTCTTTAGCAAAGATATTAAGTAATGGTGGAATGTTTTCTGAAATACTTCTAAATTCATCACCCTGTAATCTTCCTGAAGCGAAAGCCTGTGATAACTGTAGAATACCAGCAGATGCCTGTACAGAACCCACACCAGCTATACCAATTACTTTGTTAACGTTTTCTGTAATTTGTAAAAGTTCTTCTTGTTTTAATCCTAAATTACCTGCTTGTAGAGCAAGTTTTTGATAAAGTTCTACTGTTTCTGAAAAACCTCCTCTAGTTCTTTTAGAAATATCAAATAGTTCTGCTTGGACAGTATTTAATTCTTTTGTAGAGTTGGTAACAAGTTTTAATCTGTTTTGTAATTGTTGGAATTCATTAGTTAAATCTAATACTTGTCTAATTACTACAGAACCAACTACTGCAATAATTGCATTTTTTAAATTAAAAAAAGATTTTTGAGTTCTACCAATATTGTTCTGCAGACTATTAAAGGCTTTCTGTGTCTTATCCTTTCCGATAATATCTATCTGCATTTTTGCCATTATTTAAATCTCCTTGCTTCAGCTAGTGCTTTTTTACTTTTATACTGATCTTGTTCGTTTTTCAAGTAAGCTATCCAAAGATTATAATGGCTCACAGGCATTTCTAAGACTTCTTGGATAGTAATTTTTAATCTGTCTGCGAGGACTAAAAGCGACCTTGTGTCTGGGTCGCTATCTACTTTTTTTCAGCCTCTTCGAAACTTGTGCCTGAAAGAATTTTATTGGCAACTGTTGCAACTACATCAGCATCAGCTTTCTTTCTTAATGCAAACTTATCTTCGACTTCAAAGGCTTTTATTAACTCTCCTTTATCATCTTTAACTTTTAGTTTCATGATAAGAAGATCAACAAGAATAGTTAAGTCTTGAAAGTTGCTTGACTTTTTAAAAAGGATATTCTTTTCTTCAAGTGTTAATGGCTCAGAGTAAAATATACTAGGGTTTCCATGCTCATCTTTCCATTCTTCAACTTCAATTTTTAAAGTTTGTAATGTTTCAAAATGAGTTTTAACTCTATCTATAACTGACATAAATTAGATTAGACAGTTCCTACAGTTAAAGCACCTGTTCCTTGAAAAGTAATACTTCTTGCAACAACACCATCAAGTGTAGAATTGATTGACATTCCTGTTACAATTCCTGAACCTGAATAAGATGCATCTCCTGAAGTATCGCCTTCTGGTAATAATGTAAAAGTTAAAGTTGATCCAACTGTGCATTCTTCTTGTGAAGTATCTGTTTCGTCAAAATGACATTCGATAGTTCCACTGAATGAAGTTCTGCCTGCTAAAAAAGTTTTTGCAGAATCAGATAAAGATGTATCTTCAACAACATCTCCTGTAGTTTCTAAAGTGAACGAAGTAACTTCTCCAGTAGTGTTAGCTCCTGTCTTTACTACGCCCTCTTTTCCGTGATGAGTAGCCATAATTATTCTCCTTTAATTCTTCTTGTTGTATGGTTTCTTT